AACAAACATTACAAATCAAAAGGTTTGCATAGTATGTTGATGACACTAGATGATTATATTAAGTATAGATTTGGTGCATTACCAAAAACAAAATCGACATTTGTACCACTAAAGAGTGTTCCTTATACAAGAGAAACACCAAACTACCCTAGTTTATCAAACAATACAGACTTAGGTGGTGGTACAATTGATGTACAAACGCAGATGGAAAGAATTGCGATATCTAAACAATACACAGTTGTTCCGGCGTATAACAAAGGTCCTTACATGGTAGTCGGTAAAGAAGACCTTAAAACAGCAGGAAGAAAGGTATAATGTTACACAAGATTAGTGATTTTTGCAACAAGATTGATACTATCAAAAAGATGTCAGATGACCTTAGGAGTTTGAAATATAATGCTCCTAAGTCAACTGACCGAGATTTGAAAGTACAAAATTTAATCGACACGATACAAGCAGATTGTTTATTAGTGTCAGCTGATAAATCGGATTATGGCAAAGAAGAATAAAAAGAAAATAGTAGGGTATTATTATGATGGTAAGGACTCCTACAATATATATGAAGATGAAAACGGAAACAAGACACAAGAGAAAGTCGAAGATAAATCTAAAGGTGATTACGGCGATTATTCTGGTATCAACCATGATAAGCTCTTGCACGACAGGTTCTACAAATGATAAAAATAAAAAAAAATGGAATCCTACATTTAGTATTATTAGGACTATTATTACCGGCACTAAGTAACTGTTCTAGTATTAATAGAACTCATGTTGGTGCAGTTGCCGGTGGTGGTAGTGCAGTTGCAGGTTGTTTAGCATTAGGTGTTTCAGACCCCTATGTTACAGGCGCATGTGCTTTAATGGGAGGATTTGCAGGTGCTGAATTGATGTATAAGTCTGATTATGATGTACACAATGCCGTGTTTGTAGACCATTTGAATACAAGTGGTACTGGTTCTAGTTACACAAATTGGTACAATGGTAAAACAGGTAACTCAGGTATTATTCATGTTACAAGGTCATATACACAAGGACCTATTAAATGTAAAGATTATGACGCAACAGTAGATATCACAAGTAGTTGGCCATTGGTTGGTATCGGAGGCGTTAAGAGAGAGGTAGTATTTGGTACTGCTTGTCAACTACCAGACGGTCAATGGATTGAGAAGCCACATGTCAGATAGATATAAAGAAAGAATAGAACAATTAGAGAACGAAGTTAAAGAAAGTCAAGAGGAACTTGAAATTACTAGTAATCAATCCACCATTGCCAAATTAGAAGAAGACATGTATAATACAAGACAAAGTATAGAAGAGTTAAAAAAATATGATGGATCCTAGACTAAGATTTAAAAGATATATGACATGGTCATTTGTACTGATATTGTTTTTATTATTATCAGGCATTGCAGTTGGCGGTGAAAAGATTTTAAGGTCAGAGATTATATCAATTAAACCTGACAAAGTAGATGGACAGTATTGTTTTGTTAAGGTTGAGATTAAACAAGTTGGTGATGTTATCACCAAAGAAGAAATTTTGGAGTGTAGTGATGGTCGTAAAGCTTATGACGGTCCTAGTTATTGGGAATTATTTTCTCAATTTTATTATGTTGATGTGAACACGCCAGAATACTGCCGACAATATAGTCGGTCAGGACATGCTTTCAAAACACCAGGAAAAGTATGTTTAGATACTAATGGTGAATGGGAGGTGAAATAATGATTAGAAATTTAATCATTGTTGCTCTTGTATTAGTGATACTTTATGATGTATCGAGTGAAGACGCTTGGACATATGTTCAATCCACGCTTGACTTTCTACAAGAGTTACTATATAATGTAAGGGAAAGTGATAAAATATGATGAAAAATAATATAATGAAATTAGGTGCTCTAGTAGCTATTGTAGGTCTTAGTGCCTGTTCTAGTATGAATAGTACCTATAAGATAAAATCTGAGAAAGGTAATACTGTTGACAAAGTGCCGGCATGGTACATGGCAGATATCAATGACACTAAAGCGTGTGACCTTAAATGGTTAGATAGTGAAGACAATGATAAGCAATGTATCTATGGTGTTGCAACAGCAGTTTCTCCAGATTTACAGTTGTCAATAGAGAAAGCCAAAATGATGGCTAAATCTGAATTGGCAGATATTATCAAGGGTCAAATGAATAAAGAATCAAAACAATTCATTAAAGAACTTGGTAAAACAGAAACTAAAACTGTAGTGACCGAAGTCGAAAGTGCTATAGTGAATACAATTACAGATACACCTGTGAGAGGTTATGAAATCTTTGCTCAAGATGTAACTATGACAAAAAATGGTTACTATAGAACATGGATTGGTATGAGATTACCTCTTGGCAAGTTTAACAAAATGTATAACTACACCGTTGAACAAGCTGTTGACGCTTACAATCTAAATGATGAGAGTAAGAAAGCATGGGACAATCTAAAGAAAGAAGATAAAAATGTCGATAATAGTTTATAGTAAGAACAATTGTACATTTTGTAACAAGGCCAAACACTTGTTGAAAACACTTGGCCTTGAATACGAAGAAAAGAAAATGGAATCTTTTGAATCACCAGAGGCAATGTTAGAAGACATTGGTAAACCTGTTAGAACTATGCCTCAGATTAAAATTGATGGTGAGTTGGTTGGTGGTTATAATCAATTGATTGAATACTATGCCGATAAAGGTAAAGTAAACTTCAAAGGAGAAGTTATTAGTGAGTGATAATGTTATTTTATTTCCTACGGACAAAATTGCTAATAAAGAAACAGTTAAGCATCCAGTTGACCCGAAAGAACATGCTCGTTTAGTTGAAGAACAGACTAAAGAATTTGTAGAAGGAAATGTTGATGATATTGCATATCAATTATTAGATAAGTTTGTAGCTATGGGCATTAAAACTAATCAACTGGCATTTACGGCTGACTTGGCACTTGTAATAGACACAATTAGAGGTCTGGTTTACCGTGACTTTAACAAACCACATCCAGCACAGAAATTAACAGACAAACTGGTTACATTAAATACAAGTGGTAAAAGTAAAACAGCTAGACTAGATTATTCTAAAGTGTTAGATATAAAACATAAACCACATAAACCATTTTCAAAAGACATAGAGGACGAAGTTAGAGATTTAGCTGATATGGCAGATATACATTTTACACCTGACTTTGAACCAGATAATGACAAATAAGAATTCGCCAATCGAACTACTAAAGTACGCTTTGCTTGGCAATTGTAGGAGTACATTAAACTCAATACAGAAAGGAGAGTTAGACAATCATGTTTAATTTTTTTAATAAAAAGTCGAAGGAGACAAACACAATGGCAAAAGCTAAACTATCAAAAACTGAAAAAGTAAGAAACCTTTTTTCAAAAGGCAATACTGTAACTTGGAAATCACTAAGAAACACATTTGACCTAAGGTCACCAGCACAAATGGTGGGTAAATTGAGAAATGAAGGTATGATGATTTATGAAAATAGAACATCTGCTGGAGTATCTTACAGAGTAGGAAGTCCGTCAAAAGCTGTTATCGCAGCTGGACAAACTGCTTTATTTGGTACACAAGGTTACGCAAACGCAAACGCATAATCTAACCAAAATTGAGGGTAGGCGCTTCGGCGCCTGCCTTTTTTATATGGTATTCCGATGGATAAATAATAATACGAATACATAATATAATTGAAGGAGAAAATTATGGCCGAACAAGCAAGACACCCACATGTAATGAGCCCAGCTGCTATGAAAAATAATCAAGGCACATCTGGTATGGGACAGACAGTAGAACTAATGTCTGAAATTCTAAAAAAAGTTAATAACGCAAAAGACAAACCTAAAAAAATTCAAGTGTTGAGAGAACACGAATCCGCACCTCTTAAACAAGTATTAAAGGGAGCATTTGACCCTAATATTGCATGGGATTTACCACCAGGTGAACCACCATATATGGCAAACGAAGCTCCAATTGGAACTGAACATGGTCTATTAAGAAACGAATCTAAAAGACTATGGCATTTCGTAAAAGGTGCTGATAATGCTACTAATAAATTACAAAAAGAAAAAATGTTTATTCAGATGTTAGAAGGCTTACATTGAAGAAGCCAAAGTTTTAATGGGAATGAAGAATAAATCATTGAATAAGATGTATAAAGGTCTTACCGAATCAGTTGTCAAAGAGGCATTTGGTTGGAATGACAAATTTGTACGACCAGATAGTGTATAATACTGTCGCAGCCCCTAAAATAAGTCTTTTTTACTAAAAAAAAGCGCCAAAAAAGTAAAAAAGTGCTTGACTCTTGGTGTATTTTAGTGTATAATGGTACCATAAATAATGAGAAAAGGATATATTATGAATAAAATGATAATAACGCTTTTAATTGTTAATGGTATTATATGGGGAATATTTTTACCATCACAAGCAAAGGCAGACGATTATAACACGGCCGTCATTGGTCATGTCATAAAAGAAAATATTTCAGGTAATGGTGTGGACATGTCCGTGCTAGAATCAGAAATGCAAAAGTTGGCGTATCAGTTTGCTTTACAGATGACAGATGTTTTAGAAAAAAACTTACCTGTTATATTAGAGAGTTTGGCGGCTGAGTTAAGACTAAATGCAGACAGCAAATACAAGTGTTCTCTTTTAGAAGATACGGTAATTGCTGATAAGGAATGTTCATAACTTATGGCAAAA